CCGTAGTACGTATTGGCAGTCCGATACGCCCACATCTCGATGGTGAAGTCACCCGTACCAAAATCGAGGTCTTGATGGTCTGTGACAATAATGCCAGCAGTAGTAGATGACCCTGAATTTGGTACAGAAAACGACTTACCACCGAATTTCGACTCTACGTCTGTAACTTCTGCAATGTTGCCAAGCGTACCTGACAATGTAACTGTTTTTGGCTGATAGCACGATGCATCTTCTACAACTACATCGTCTGCGTGAAGGGAGAGGACTGTACGCGGATCAGCGGGGTCCCAAACAGTTTCCAACGCATCAGGAAACGCCGCTGTCGGAATGTTGAAATTGCCGGTGTAGCGGGCGACTCCTTTTGTGATGCGGAGGTCATCTATTTGCCCACACAACGCATCTACAAAACTTCTCCGGCTATTACCAATAAAGCAATTGATTGCTTGTTCTGTGATTCTGTACGAATTTGTGAATGTCACAAGCACTGTACCGTTGACAATACAATAATGCGTATCGCCACTTCGGACATATGCAAGATGAAACCACTGCCCCGGAGTTGGGACACCTACGGCAGCACCTGTGGTCGTACTAATCCCTGTACGATACTGAAAATACCACGTGTCTGTGCTGACTTCACTAATTCCGATTGCAAGATAATCAGAAGTGCCATAGCTCAAACGAACAAGTGTTCTTGGCCTATCGTTATTCGTTGCATCGTTTTTACACCACCCCTCAATGGTAAAATCTCCGCCATCGAGCCACAAGTCCGTAGTGGCGGTGTCTAGGTATACAACATTTGCCCCACCGCCTGTAACGGCAGTACCCCCAATGTCAACAGCATCTGCAAACTTACCGCTAGCCGTAAAGGTTGTGCCATCTGCGGAAAACGCGTGGCCTTTTTCATCTACAAGATCGTTGTCAAAATGCAGCATCAACACCACGTTCGCCCAATATGGGTCGTTTGTGGGACCGCATGAGTAGTATGGATCAGCTTCGCACGCTTCTGGAACAGTGACTGCGTTGTCACTCGCCATCAACAGCGCTTGTTGCGTAGCGGCCATTTTTAAACGATCCCAGAACCGCTGATGATCCAGCGCGTAGCTGCAACTTTTACTGCTGTGACCGATGCGGGAGCATTCAGTGTGCGCGTCCCTGTAGCGCCGGTAGGGGCAAGGACCAACGTGTCTGACGTGATTTCCAGCGTAATGTTACCTGCGCCAAGGTCAACTAGAAATGTGATAGCTGTACCGATGGGGTATGCTACGGAAGAATTTGCAGGAATTGTCCACGTTCTTGTCGCAGTATCTCCGACAGGATGATAAATGTGTTTACCAGAGTCTGCAAGAACGCACGTGTAATTCGCAGATTGTGAATTCTGTGGAATTTCAAGATAGCCTACAGTAGCGCCATCTGTGCCATCGAGTCCGCCACTACCTGTTTCGCCGTCCTCGCCGCCGACAACCAAGTCGCTCGGTACTTGAGTAAATCCGTAACGTACATTTGTGCCATCGCAAAAAACAATAACAGCGGCACCGTTGCGAACTTCTACACCAGAACCAGCAGCAGTTTTGACAACAAGTGAAAAATCACCAGAAGTGTCGTTTACGACAAAGTACAGTTTTGAGCTAGCAGGAACAAAGATTCTTCGGTTTGCAGTCAGCGTTCCCGTGAAACGCAAGAACATGTACCGAGCTTCATCACTGGCACCTTCTAGATTTGTAAGCGTCTTATCCGCATCAGACATGGCAATAGACGCGTACCCAGAAATAGCGACATCGATCAAATCAGCAAATTGCTGATTAAAGATATCCCCCCAAGTCTCAGTGTTCTCGCCTGTCGCTTGTTTTACAAGCCGCAAAGAAGATGTAAAAGTCGAAGGCATGGCATTCTCAAGTTATTGCAACCCCTGCATTCGGGGCTGTATCCACAACAGGTATCCACAGATTTACATTGGTGTCCACGACGGGACTCCAGAACCCGGGCAAAAAGATCGTTCCTTGCGAGATTGTGAGAGCCGCACCAGACAACGCAACGGTGGCGCTGTTGGGTAGCGCCATTGTGCCTGCAAAAACTTCAGCCTGGACACCAGAAAGTGCCGCAGTAGCGGCAACAGTGACCCCAATCGTACCCGCAGAAACCGTGGCACTAGCGCCGGTCAGGGCAACAATGGTCGCTTGACTTGGAGAAACCGTCCCTGCTGAAACCGTCGATGAAGCGCCGGTCAGGGCAACCGTAAGAGAAGGGACAACAGTACCCGCAGAAACCGTGGCACTAGCGCCGGTTAGTGTTACTACGTTGCCTCGGGTCGCAACCAGCGTACCTGTAGAAACCGTAACCGACTGACCCGTCAGCGCAACGGACGTTGCTGTAGACGCAACTAACGTTCCTGCCGACGTTGTAACTGTTTGCCCGGTCAGGTCAGCAACCGCAGCTTGTGTCGGTGAGACTGTCCCTGTCGAAACTGTCGATGAAGAACCTGACAGCGCTACGCTAATCGCCGCTGTCGTCGTTCCTGTTGCGACAGTTGTTGCTTGTCCCGAAAGACTAACCGTTGCAGCTTGTGTTGGAGAAACTGTACCTGTCGAAACTGTCGATGAAGAACCAGACAGAGCTACATCAATTGCCGCTGTCGTTGTTCCTGTGGAGACAGTTGCAGCTTGTCCCGAAAGACTAGCGGTTGCTGCCTGTGTCGGTGAAACTGTTCCTGCAGAAACTGTCGATGAAGAACCAGACAACGCAACTTCGTGTTGCGTCGTGAACGTCCCCGTCGTGACGTTGCTGTAGTTCGCCGCCACGTCGTCATAGATGACCCACGCGACTGTGTAGCTGATGCCCGCCGTTGCGCCGCTGGTTGCTGTGGCCTCGGTGATCGTGTCTTCGCCGGTGGTGGCGGTGAATGCCTCATAGCCGCTGAAGGCGGCATTGCTGTTGTCCGACTGATCACCCGCTGCGATCTGAGCGCCCGTGGGCGTGCCTGTCCAGCCCGATGTGGCGTGCGCGATCCAGTAGGCAGTGCGGGCCATGTCAGGCGAACGTGTAGGTCACGCGGGGCTTGAAGCTTGTCGCCGTGATTTCGGTCGCGGTGGCGAGGCTCAGGGTGGGGTGGGTGTAGCCGGCTGCGGTGGCGGTGGGGATGTAGATGCGCTGCGAGGCGAATAGTTGCCAGGGGTTGATTGCCAGCGACAACGCTTCTGCCGCAGATAGCCTTCTGTTCCACAACACCGCCAGAGCCAACTTTCCCGTCAGTCTGTTTACAGGAGCGCCCTGCGAACTTTGCCCCACGTCCACGCGGACGATATTTGGGAACCCAACACCTGATGAGCCTGCGGTAGACGACGGTGTTAATTGAACTCCGTTCCTAAACAAAACGTTTGTTGTGCCACCATTAAAAACTGCGGTGTATGAGTCCCACTGGTTAGTTGGCGGGCTGTTGTGGTATGCGCCGCCAAACGTCGAGCCGTTGCTGGAATGAATTACACGAATAGGGTCGTTTGATTCCGTGCCAGACAGGTCTAGAGTTGCATAACCTGCTTCGCCAGTTGCTTGCCCAAACCCTGCGAACGTATTTGTCGCCGTCAGGTTTGAGGGATTGACAATGACGTGAATGGACAGTCCGCGACTTGTGTCTAGAGTGGGCACCACTTTAGAAATGCCCGTACTACTGGCAGACGCAAACGACAGCACGCGCCCGGGTGCGGCCACATCGCGTGTGGCTACGCCAACCGCTTCTGCGAGTTCTACACCGTCGGCGGCGTCCCACTTTGGATTTGCCGCGTTCCAAAGCAGAACAACACCATCCGCTAGTTTGTTGCCGCGATTGACGCGCTCCGCCCCCTGCGGCTGCCGCGTCCACGGCCTTTCGAGAATCAGCACGGCGGGGCCTTACGAAGTTGCGCCAACGTCCGTCTTGGGTGTCACCTTCAGCGTCCACCCGGCTGGCACGTTAACGCCCAGCCCATTCTCGACATAGAACTCGCAGTCCCCTGGCGGCCCCAGATCAACGTCTGTGATTTCCAGATACTGCGTTGTGCTCACCGTGATTGCTGCAGCAGCCTGAAACGCCCCGACGAACTTGGTCTTGTTCGATGTGCCCGGTATCGGGCTGTCGTTCGTGCCGTCGATGTTGATGTCGCGCCTGTACAGGAACAGGTTCGTGCTGGCGAGGGCAATGGAAGCCGTTGGCGCGATCATCAGCACCACATCGGCCCTTGGGTACCGCGCGAGGTTTCCAGTGCCAGCCAGGGCCGTGCTGATGTCAGCCGAGCCCGAAAACACGTTCGCCGCCATCGACGCACCAGAACCGATGTGCGTGATCTGCGTGCTCGTCGTAACTTTGACGCTTGCGTCAGCCATTGCTGCACTCCTTCCAATTCCATGCGCGCTGGCCGATGTGGCTGACCAGCTTCGATGCGTCGTGATCCAGATAGACCGTGAACCCTGCCTCGCGCGCCTTGCGATAGAACGGGTTGTCCTCGGTGGTGTACTCGCTTTTCTCGGCGTTGAACTCGGGCAGGAACCACGGCTGCGGCGTCTTCTTGAAGACCTCGGTCGCGAAGATCGACACACCGAACCCAGAGTACGCAATCGGCTCAAGCCCCACGCTCGTTGCCGTCGTCGGCACCCGCTGTCCGTTCAAGCCCACCGCCACGAAGTCCTTGGCCGGCTCGGTCTTGATGAGGTAATTCGTGCAAACGATGTCCTGCCTACGCCCGAGCATGATTTCCAGAATCTGCGGCTCGAAGGTCATGTCATCATCGAGAAACATCAGGTGCGTCTTGCCACCGTCCACCGCCCGGCGTGCAAGCTGCTCGCGGTTTGTGATCCAGTTGCTCGACTCCACGATGTCCATGCAGACCTCGATGGTTGCCTCCGGGATCGTCGGGATACGGTGTGCGCCTACCTTGGCGATCATTCCGGCCAGCGAATAGGCAAACCCCATCGGCACCCGGCCTGCGGTCGGCACTCCGATGACCAGCTTCACATCAGGCATTGAACATCCCCGCCACTTCGCCCAGGCTCAACCCGCCTTCGTAGGTCAGCAGGCCAGGACTGCCATCGCTGCCCGTGCCGGTAGCCAGCAGACGTTCCGTGCGCGTGGCTTTGCGCTTGCACCCGGCCAGGACTGCCGCCTGCACGGCAAGAAGCTGCGCATTGCCGACCCAGGTCGCAGCGATGCCAGCGCGGATATTGGCCTTGCTTGGGTTGATGCTGCCAGTGGTGCCGAACATCCATTCCCAGATACGGTATTTCGACCCGGTGCTCAGGTTGTCCACCACGGTCCAGTTGAAAGCGTCCATGTCCTGCAGTTCGGCGCGGGTGACCTTGGTCTTCCACACCACGAATGCCGGTGATGCTTCGGCACTCATCGCCAGCGCGATAGCGTTGTAGTCTGTGCCAGGGCCGCTGGTCATTGCCGCCAGCGTCGGATCGGCCAGGATCGCGGCCTTCAGCGTCGTCTGTTGATCAGGTGTCATTGCTCATTCTCCAGTTGATCATTTCAGCAGTTCCCGCAGCTTGTCCGCCGCCTGAGCCGAGACGCCACCCTCGATGGGCAGCAAGGCTTTGATCTGCGCCGCCTTGGCCTGCATGTCTGCGACGGTGGCCTGTAGCTGCTCGACGTCGGACAGGGTGTGCTCCCACGACACGG